GCAGATAGGTTCCTCATCACGCCCAGCCTGAATCGCCTTCTCGGGTACAGGTGTCAGCCAGCGAGGAGGCCAGCTCTCAACTTCCGTCACCCGCAAGCCTCTCAGACCTGGTAGCCCTACGCTCCATAAGTTCCTCCAGCTTGCTCTTAGCCTTCACCTCAGCGACACCCAAACGCGAACGGTCAGAAGGGGTGAACCCGAGCAGGGAAAGGTTAGACACAATCTGCCGGTCAAGTTCCCGCAACCCGCGCCTCATAGTGGCATCATCAGTTTGCATCACCTTTACCCGCAAGTTCCACCGCTCATCTACCATCTCACAAGTCATGGTGAGCAGTTCCAGGTCAGTCCTATCTGAAACCCAGGTTGCACCCATACCCCACACACGATCCCATAAGTCGTGCCCATACTTCAGCAACGGGCGCGGAGGCTCAGGAGTTTCCTCAACCTGTTGCAAAAGCACCACGCTGTTCTCATCAGGCATGGCCCGCTTGCCAGGGTTCCCTAGCAGGCGTTTCTGCTCAATCGGTTTTGATGGTCTACCTGCTGGCATCACGCACCGCCCGCTTCGAGCCCTGAGGTCAGATTTGCACTGCCTTCTTCTGACCGGAAGTCAGACGCATCGCTAATAATGCTTCCAGGGCGTTGTCCACGATACATGGTCGCACCCGCCTTCGCAATCTCCGAGAAGGGGAGCACTGGGACAGTCAGTCTCTGCTTTGCCTCAGAGTTCAGGAAGTAAATGTATTTCAGTTGGTAGCCGCCCAGACACTCAGCGCCGACACGCTTCAGAAACGACGTGGACGTCTCTGAGCCCGTTTTGTTGTACTTCGCTTTAATGTTGTTCCTACCCTTACTGCCTGAGCCAAAGCCAGGCTCTAGGACTATTTTGCAAATGACGTTCCCGTCAGGCATTTTCCACATTGACTTGTTCGGTGTGATTTTCAGAAGGTCGAAACCACTAGCACGATAAATAGTGCCATCACCACACTGAGTGCCATCAGCGTAAGAGAGAACCCACTCAATATGTGGTGCCTTCTTCCTCAGCATCCTCATCGCCACACCTATCGCGCGTGACTCACTGTACTTCGGGAGCACGTCAGAGAACGCCATCCTGTGCAGTTCGATAAACCCGTTCCAGGAAGTGTCGCGAACAAGGCCGACGCTTTTCCCCTTGTCGATAGAGGGCCCCAGCTGCATGACACCCTCCAGGCGTCCACGATAGAACACACCTAGATGTACCTGTGAGCGTGGATCGACCTTCCCTGAGTAGTGATGCGTCCTCACAAAGGCAACCGCTGCGCTTCTTGGGATGCCCTTAACCTCAATTTCTTTCGCACTCATGCTGACCACTCCGACACGACCAAGAATAAAGCGTTGCCGTTACTATTACTGTTTTCCCCATCATCAGGCATACGGCCAGAATGTTTTGCCTGGGCCAGCACAGACTTAATAATCTCGCCCTGCTCAAGCGACACCGTGAAAGTCATCTGAGTAGCATCCTTCCTAGGCTCATCACTTAGCAAAGAAAACGGGTCATCAACCTCATCGGGGCGCACATTTAGAATCTCATACCCCGCAAATCCCAAAGACTCAACAGCCCAATCGGCTACCTGCAAATGAGACAGTTGCTCCGACAGCTCTACATGGTTCCACTCAGCCAACTCAGCCGTTCTATTATCCGCCAACGCAAAAGCCATCACCTGATCGGCAGACCAATCCTTAGGCACCCGCACCACATCCACATTAGACAACCCCAAAAGCCTTGCGGCCTCCAACGTGCCATTACCCGCCACAATCACATTGCCCTCAGTAACCACAATCGGCTTACGCTGACCAAACTCCTTCAAGCTCGAAGCAATCGCGCTCAAGTTCTCATCAGAATGTTTGCGAGCATTCTGCGGATCAAAGGTCAGCTTCTCAACAGGGACAGTTTCAATTTTCAAGGCCACGCGCATCTCATCTCTTATAGTAATAATTTTCAATTAGCTCACGCGCTAACTGCTGATTCACCAAAGGCCGATTCTTCAAACGCTCAAAACACACATCCTTGCCAGGACTCATCTCAACAAAACGCGCACCCGCATAACGATACACAGAACGGTCATCATTGCTCGGGTCAGTATGGATAATCCAAATCCCCAAATATCGTTGCCCCTGAGCAACCCCCAAAGCTGACCTCACCGCAGCCTTCCGAGCAGCCCGCGCCACAGTCCTAACCGATTGAGAATACTCAAACGACTTCGTGCCGATAGGTGACAAAGCCAAAGCAATCCTATCCATGTCAATCACAATGTCACCATCCTTAGCCTGCTCATCCACATAGGTGGACTTGCCCCCACAAGGCGGGCCGGTCACAACAGTGATTGCAGGCATACCCCCATCATACCCAAAACCCATAATTTCGCGGGTATGTGCAAAGTGGTGGGCTATGGGGTGCTGGCTCTAGCAGTATCGATGTTTTACCCCGCCCCGTGTAAGTGCCAGGGGGGGTGCTGTAGGTCGCGTGGTTGCTGGGATGTGATACGAACATGTGTTCGATGAACGTTTTTGTTGGTGCTGGTGGCGGGGGTGGGGGGGGGTGTGTTTGTGCGTGTGCGGTGTGGGCTACTCCTGCCCCCCGGTACCCCCTCCCCCCTACCCCCCTAAAGTTTTGTTCCCCCTGGATTGATTACAGAATGAGTGTGTGATGGCGAGGGGTGATTGCGGATCTGATGGAATCAAATGGTCAGCTTGCCCGGTGCCTGGTGGTACTACCTCCCCACAGAGGTAGCAGATCCCCCCCCTGGTTTTTAGAAGCTCCCGTTGTTTGCGATAAGTCGAACCGTACAGGGTGGCCTTCTTGTATTTTCGTGCAGGGTCTTGATCGCGGATTCTATCGCGGATTCGTTCCTGCCCCCGATGACAGTTCCGACACATGGCATCCTTCGATAGGACACCACACTTGATGCAGGGTTTATTGAACCCCATGAGGTTTCTGGTTCCAGTTCACCCAGGCGTGGACAACATCAATGAAGTCTTTGATGTTTAGGTCTGCGAGCCTATCGAAGTCCTCCTGGCTGAACGCCATCTCGCATGCATCGAACAGGATGAGGATTTCACTGCCGTCATTGTCTAACTGTGCTGCCTTCAAGTCCATGAGGAGTTGGATGGGCATGGTGAAGAAGTTTTTTGCAACAGCCCTGAACTTGTCTGTTTTTACCTCGACTGGCGGAAGCTCCCCGGAATTGTAATCCTTTAGTAGCTCCTCGAAGCACAGGTTGAGAAAGTCCTCAGGGTCCTCAATCACAGTAATTCGACAGCCCCCCTAAAGGGAACACCCTTCTCAAGTTCGAAGCAAGTGATCGCGGTGGTGGAATCCCCACCTGCGCCCTGCCTGCGCGTGTACCAGTCTGAACCGTTGTCTGATGTGGAAGCTTGCACCCACCAGCGTTCGTTGCCCTCAGTGCCGGAGATTTGTTCGCACCTGTGATGGTGAAAATGCCCGCTTACCATTGTGGTCACCGCTGCCAGATAGGAGGAATTGAACACTGCCTTAGCCCAGAACCCAGGGAACGCATCAGGGCGCGCAACCTGGTGCCCGTGTATCGCCCCAAGGATGTGTTCACCGTTGCCGAAAACATCGAAAGCAAAACCCTCATCGTGTGGTTGCGGTACGAGCCATTGGGTGACAGGCAACCCTACTTCTGTGGCGAGGCGGCGGAGTTGTTGCAGGATTACGACACCCCAATCATCTAGACCGGGTTTGCCGACTGGTGCTTTGTTCACCCTGAACTGGCAATGGTTCGACGCTACTGAGCCGTAGGTTACCGGGGCAAACTTTGTTGCGAGTTTGATGAGATCCCACAGCAGGGCGCTTGCGAGGTCTACTTGTTGCATAGGGCTGAGAGTGTTGGACTGTAGTTGCTCCATGTCAGCCTTATTGCTCACACCCTCAATCACATCGCCCATGTCAAGGATGACAATGTGCCCATAGTTGCCTGCCTTAAGTTTCTGCTCTATCCGGTCATAGCTTGCATGAATCCGTTGAATAGACTCCTCATGGCCTCCCCTCGAGCCACCCTTACCAATCTGGAAATCTGCAGGGCATATCACCAGGGTCTTCGCGGATTTCA